CAAAGACGTAATCATATGGGATACACGCTCCAGATTGACGGTTGGCCCGTCTGGATGCCCCAGTTCACCAAATGCACGTTTTTCTTTAATAAAATTTTTGTTATATTTAGTAACTTCTTTATTAAGTATTTCCATAGGATACACCCGACCATTACGGTTCTTGATATCTGCTTGCATGAAAACGCCACGAATCTTGTAGTTTTTACCACCGTCCTCTTTTGCTTCGCAGATGTACTCTACGTCTTCGACTGCCTCTGAAAATAGTTTCATTATTCTATCCCTACGCTGTATAGTTTTCGTCTTTTTTGAATTCAATTATAATAAATCCAGATGTACCAAAAGTAGTTATTTCATGGTCACTAGAAGTTGCGGTTGTGTTTGCAGCAGTGCCGGGGATAACGCCAGCAGAACCATCATAGTGTCCAGTTCCGGCAAGTCTAATCTGTACAATATCTGTTCCAGAAGATACTTCTTGAATTTCTACATGACCAGTATCATCATCAGCACTACCTTGAGTCAATGCCCACCAAATTCTGGCAATATGTAGTTTTGCACCGTTCGCATGACCATCTAATGAACTTCCATCTAAAATAGCGCCATTTGCAGCAGCATCATCTTCAATATCAACCTTAAGCGTAACTGTACCGCCAGCGCCGGGCGCATTAACAACGGTATCTCTGAGTACTCTTGCAACAATAGCCATTCTTCTCCCCTAGATCGCTAACATTTCTTTTTCAAAATATCCAAGAAGTTCCTTCTCAGGGACTTTATATTTCTTAGATACATCGGTTATAGTTGTTTCGAAACTATTTAGGAAATCTGAAGGTTTCGCATCCATTTTCTTAAATAAATTATCTACAGCATCCTTCATTTTAGGTGAAAGGCGTTTATATTGCTTAGATTTCTTATGTTCATCCCGCTCAACAACGGTTGACTCATAAATTTCTTCAATCCGTTTCATTTGTTTTTACACCAGAACCAACAAAAGTCTTTGATACTTCCTTGCGTTTAATCTCCAATGTATCACCAACCTTTGCAGCCATTGCAACATTAAATGCGGTTTCTGCGGCAAGATTATCACCGGCCGCAATTGAATCTACAAAATCTTTATCCATTATTTATCTCCTTTATCGAATTTCTGATCATCATCTGGTTTACCGTCTTGCTCAGGGTCTTCATAGTCTGGCATCTCCTCCGGTGCAATAACACCACCAGTTGCATCCTGTGGATATCTTGTGATACCATCACCACCATCAGGTATTGCAACTCCACCATCCATTGGATCAGTATCAAGTTCTTTCGCCATTTGATCACGCATTTCTTTAATTTCTGCATCAGTCAGATTTAGAACCTTCCTTAACACATATTCTTTACTGAAGAATGTTCCAATGTAAGACTGAATGCTATCAAGTGTCTGAATACGATCATTCAGAAGTTCTGCATCTTTCAACTCTGCAAAGTGACCATCTTCCATGAAGTCATACTGAATATGCTCTTGCATACGAGGCCAATCTTCTGGCGAAATTATTCCTTTTAGGAGTAGGTTAGTCTTGAGTAGGTCAGTGAATAGGGGGGTAAATTTCTTCCGAATCCGTTGAACAAACTTAGTAAATTTAAGTTCGTCACGGGTAATCTCTGATGCTCTTCCCATACTGAATCCGTTTTCAGCTTCAAGTCTTGAAATCGGCACGTTAAGTGAACGGTATAGTTTTCGTTGGAAGTATACTATATCATCTATTTCCCCAAGGTTAGAACCACCGGGAAGTGTTGTAATTTCTGTGCCCCGACCACCTTCACGGCGAGGCAACCAGAAATCTTCCAACATACTCATATGATTTCTATCATCCCGAATCTCACCTGTAGTCGCATCATAAACAAGCTTGTTACGATAACGATTCATCACATCTTTTAGATACTGTTCTGCTTTAATTTTTGGTAGATTACCGACATCAATGTAGAAAATTCTACGCTCAGGGGCGCGAGAGATACGATAGATAACAATCGCATCCTCAATCATACGCAACTGGTTAACTGGTTTAATTGCTTTATGTAGATAAGAGATAACCCGGCCAGAGTTGTGATCAAGTAGACCTGATGGAACATACACAACAGAATCAAGAGAAATCCTAATTCCTTGGTTACTTCCTCCACCGCCAGCGGTTGCAAACCCCTTGTCATTATAGATGAAATACTCATCTACTTTTGTTACCATCTCAATACCATGATTCTTTGGATCAGGGTCTTTTTGTGTTTCTTTAACCTTACGAATCTTAGTAGGATCAATATGTCTTAATTGTTGAAGCCCCTTCTTTGGGTCTTTAGAATCAATGAGTTTGTGGTAGTAAATCCGTCCATCAATATACCACCGACGAAAAATGTCGTGACCCTTTTCACCAAAATTGAGAAGCCTCAGAACTTCACTGAATTCTGCTCTAATTCTACTTTTAATTTTTTCGGGATAAGGTAGATTATGTAAATCTATATTAACAGGAATATCATTAAGGTTTGAAATAATACCTTCATTAACAATATCTTCAACCGCAGCATCACACTCCGATTGCATTGAAATATCTCTGTAACGACGAATGAGATCGAGGTCAGATTTTTCCCGTCCGTCTGTATCTAAAACAGATGAAAAGAAACCACCGCCAGCAATCTCTTGAGTGCCGTCATCAGAATCGGAGTCCGTGAAAGTTTTTTCACGGGGCCCCTGATCCTTTTGTGCCTTTTGTATTGTAAAGCCGAATAATTGTGCCATAATATCTAATATCTCCTACTGTCTATTTAGTAGGTTTAAATTAGAAGTTAACGCCGGAAGCTTCAAAGTGTTGATATCTCCAAGAACATTCAAATTCTTCAACAGCATTTTCAGCAGTCATATCTAATGGAATTGCAGCACCACTTGTTGTCGGCCAAGCATTTCTGAAGATATATGTCTTCAGAACTGTATCGTCACGATCTAATTGATCAACAGTTAAGTCGGTCTGATAGTCAGATGTAGATACAACACCAGTATTTAATGCAAAATCATTAATACCATTATTCCACAATTCAATTGCATTTTTAATCATAAAGTCAGTATCATTATAGAATGTAGTTGTCCAAGGTTCTGGTTCAGCTCGATCACCCGCCATGTAGATAGTACGTCCACGAAACTTCAACGGAATTTCCGTAATAGCTGTAGATGGTAAACTACTTGCCTTTACAAGAAAGGATGTTCTACGAACATCAAGTCCGATAGCGATACCAGCTGGTGGAGTAAGGGTTACCCGAAACTGGTTACCTCTTGCGCCACCACCAATTAGATTAGCTTTAAAATCATCTATGTTTGACATGATTAACCTCCTATCTCACTAAACGCAACACCAGTTCTAACTGCAATGAAGTTTAGTGTAATAAAGTTGATTGACCTTGCTGGTTTAATGTAGATATCACCAATAAACTCGTTACGATCAATAACTTCTGGAGTATTATTAGTTGAATCACAGATAACCTTAAAGTCGAAAATACCCCGCCGACCCTGCACATCTCGTAGAAAGGGTTCAACCATGTTACGAAACTGTGCGCGAGTAAACTCATCATTAAATTCAAAGAGCATGTACTTCGAAGCAGTGGAAATTGCTTTTTCAAGAACAAGGAACAATCGACGCACGTTAATACGATCAAATGCACTTGGTCTAGCAAGAGCAGTTTTATCACCAAAGAGCGTAACACCTTGGCCTGGGAAGTCAACCACTGGGTTGATCCGTGCCTTGTAGAGAATGTCACGATCTGCTTTCATTGGGTTGTAAGCAAGTTTAATTGCACTACGAACATTACCACGATTGTAACCCGCTGGTGAAAACCAAGGGTCTGCTACGTTATCTGTGTAAGCACAAAGACCAGCAGTGTCACCGTTCAAAGGAACAAATCGATACACATCGTTGTATTTGTCATATGTATACTTGTATCCACTATCGTATACCATATATGAAGATGATGGGTTTTTGTTAAATGCGTCTTTGATATTTTCTGTCTGTGTAATGGATGACGTTACACCAACAACCGCAGCACGGTATGGTGAAACAAACCCAACACAGTCTTTACGCAATTCAACAAGGTCTGTGATCATTGTTACAAATGTATCCTGGCCAGCTTCTGTGTCTGCGACACCAGAACTTGGCCCACCTAAAATAAGATTAACATCAACATTTTCTGTATCACCAAACTTGTCATATGCAAGTTCAAGTTCACCAGCAGTAACAGAGTAATCATCCGTTCCACCTGTTAGAGTGGCAATAGCAACACCGGGAACTACTGTGAAGTCCGTACCTGTGGCAATATCTGTGCCCCAGTTAGTACCAGCAGAATTATGATCTGTCCAGTAGATGTAGTTAGAACCACGGAAGATAACATCTGGGTAGTAATTATTACCACCTTGAATTGTCTTCGCAGCTGAGTTCTTAGACAAACCTTGGAACACTTCGATAACCGCAGCTGTACGTTGCCCTGCGACATCAACATCATAACCTGTGATGTCACCTGTTTTATCATAAACTGCAACATGCAGTTCATCTAGTTCACCGCGAGCATTAGCAGTTGACCAATCTGATGTACCGGGAACACTGTTAAATAAATCACTGAAACGCCACCGACGACGAATGAGAGAGTTATCAGGAATAATCGTCTGAAGTCCGCCACCAGATACATCATCAAGAACCCGAATGGTTAGAGTTTCAGAAGAAATTGCTGTAACTTCATATTCTATGTTACCCGATTCCACTTTGTCATGTCCAGCAGCAGCTGAAAATACCAGAGGTACATCGTTGGCAACTGTGATTGCTTTATCTAAAACAACAACGCCGATAACCGAACCAGCACTACCACTCTGCGAAGTTACAGATGCAATCTTAACCACTACGTCACCATCAGAGATACCAGCACCAAGCACACGTTGGCCAACTGCAAGAGTACCAGTTCCACCATCAAGAGTAAGAGTTTTAGAAGCAACTGTGATTGCACCGTTAACTACTGAAACGATATCACTTGCATCGTAGAACTGAATGATGTCCCCGATTACGATTGATGCGGCAGTTGCATTTTGGTCATCAACTGTGATTTCCAAATCACCAATTGCACCAGCACCATTAACTAGGTTAAGAGAACCAAGTTGTTGTGAAAATGCTGCGGGGCTTGCACAGATATCAACACCAAGTGAATTACCATGAGTACCAGCGGTACGAGCAGTCCAATCACCATTAGAGCCCTGTCCCGTTGAGAAACTAGCTTCATAATGGTCATCGTCACGAATAAGAATAGCACTGGTTGATCCAGCGTTTAATATGGTTGATTCTGCACGAACCACTCGGAGTGCGTCACCATACTGCAAGAAGTTTGCAGCAGTGAACCACCACTCGAAATTTGAACTATTTGGTTTACCAAATGTATGTAAAAGTTGTTCTTCCGAACTAATTGCAGTAATAGCACTAACCGGACCTTTTGCAAACGGCCCAGCAATAGCAGCGATAGAGGTGGATACTGCTGGAATAACATTTGTAAGATCAATTTCCCTAACGTGTACGCCGGGTGATACTAGAAATGACATGTCTTTACTCCTAACTAAGAGAGTTGTTATTATTATACTGATATTTATAAAAACACTCTTTTACACAACTCAGTTTTTATAAGTGTTATATCATATAAATAGAATTATGAACCCCCATTACGAAAAATATAAAGACACTATCAAAAAGGTTTCACGAAAAAATTATCAGAAACGAGTGTTTCTTTTAAATGAATTTCTCACACACAAATCATGTATTCACTGTGGAGAATCTGAACATGTCTGTCTCAAATTCTGGCCCCATGATGCAGAGATACATAAAGTATCTAAAAGAGTTGGAACTAGTGACGACAGCCGCAAAGAGGTATTCCACCTAATTGACCAATCTGTTATCCTTTGTTACAACTGCTATATCAAAAAACATCATGATCTTATTGAATTTATTTAGGTAATTACCAACTTCCAGAACTGTCTCTTACAATAGGAGCCCAACGAGTTCCATACTCGTCTACCATTTCACCAATATTCTCATCCTCAAGACCATTTACTATAAAACCAAAGGGTGCCATATCCTGTTCCAGCATATCCTGCTGTTCATTCATCATAACTCTTCGGATATCGTTATTGGTAAGTTCCTTAAAATATGTTTGGTCCGTAAGCCATGCAAAGATAAAGAGACACGCAACCAAGTCATCGTTACACCCATCATCTGCCTCAAAGGAGGAACCCTTTACAATAAAGGTAGAGAGCTCGTTGATGATGTCATAGTCCTCAACAATCAGTTTATTATCCTCAACCAACTGTTTAAGGTTTGAACAACCAATCTTCTTAACTGCTTTAGTCGTCCTTACCCCCAACTGCGCCCTACCACCGCTGAAGCCCGCTCCAATGACTTGTCCCGCTCGCCCACGCATACTAGCCATAATAAGGTTGTCATACTCCAGATCAAACTGCATAGCGTTAGCAACCTGTTCTCCTATGTCATTGACCTCAATCAATACATATGCCTGATTATATGCCCGCGCAGTGTCATATATTTTAGAAGGAAATATGAGAGGTTTTAGCTCGTTATCTCTAAACTTTGCCACGACCCTATATGGTATCTCGCTAACATCCATAACCACAAATGCTGAGTAATCATTTTTTGTTCCTCGTGAAACGTCAGCAACCAGAACATATGTGTGACCTTCTTCTGGCGGAATGTGAACATCAAGACCAGCATTAGATTGTTTAGGTGCTCGATATGCCAACTGTTTAAGTTTATATGGTGTAATCAGTGTATCGATAGACCCCAAGAACTCACACTCAAATTCTGTATTGAACTGTGCTTGAGAGGTATTCTTGATTGTTTCTTCTTTCCACTTTTCATCCCTACCGGGAACTTCACTCCAATGCACCTCAATGGGTATGTAAGAGTTGCGACCCTCCTCTGCATCCACCCACAACTTGTAGAACATGTTCATACCATGCGGTGTGGAAACAATCATCACCTTGGTAGTCTTACCAGATGAAATCGTAGGATACACTGAACTGAAGAACTGCTCGGCTACGTTGGATGGGACGTATGCAAACTCGTCAAGGAAAATAATATTATAAGAACCACCACGAACAGCAGAAGCTGAAGTAGAAGACGCCAGTATTTTCGAACCATTTTCTAACTCCAGAGAACCCTTATTCCAACTCATTACTCCCTGTTGTAACCATTTCGGTAGATGTTCATATGCAAGTTGCAAACGTGATAGTAAGTCACGCGCAGTTGCTGCCTTATTCGCAAGGATAGCAATATTGACAGATGGGTTAAACAATGCGTAGTGCAGTAGATACGAAATCATCACAGTAGACTTACCAGACTGTCTGGGGAGCTTACAAATAGTAAAACGATTGTTATGGAATGTGCCTACCATTTCCTTCTGAAAGTCATACATCTTAAATGGAATAAGACCTTCATCCAGAGAAACAATCTTAACATATTTCTCTATGAAGTATTGTGGTCCTTCCATACACAAGGAATATTCTTTAAGTTGTTCCTTTGTCCAAGACTGCTGAATATTGGCCTTCTTGAGGTTTGGATTACCAGCGTAGGTTTGTGGGTCAGTGTCAGGTTTTGCCATCGAGTTTTACCAATGACCTATTCTTTATATGTTCCTCTTCAATATCATCCTTAGATTGACCGAAATATGCAACTGCATTATGTGTATCAATGAGTAATTTATTTAATGTTGTTTCCATATCCTTAGAACCATCAAACACCACGAACTCACCAAGAATGCGTCCGTACTTACCTACGCCATCTTTCCTTGTGCGTAGAACTTGTGTTGATCCTTTTGGTAGATAGTTCTCAACAAAATGTTTTGCAGCCAATCCATAGACCTTCTCTTCTTTATTGCTAGTCCTCGACTCAGGCGTGTCCACACCATAGAAACGAATTCGTTGTTTCTTCAGCCAAACTCCGAACCCCAAATCAATATCTACGTCTGTGGTGTCGCCGTCTACTACTCTGACAATTTTACATTGATATTCGTACATTATCTTTCCTTTTCCATACCGCTTTCATAGTTTAATCTATAATGATATTTAGGTTAAATTTCTCTCCACTCCAATCAGGCATAATCCATACTTCTATCTTTTTTCAAAAGTCCATATAAGATTAATGAAACACTTAATAGTATACAAACTGTTAAGATAGGATGCTCCCACCAAATACTATTAGTAATATATACCCCGTTGTAAAAATACAATCCTTGCATCTGTATTAAAGAACTTTCTATTCTTGGAAATAATATAAAAGACATAAGAAAGGCTGGGCGAGAAAACTTATAATTTTTCATTATCGTCCCCAACAAACCAAACAAAATTAACATAAATATATCTTCCCATAAACTAATATACCCATTACTTGCCAGCACCGACCAAACGATTAAAACCATCACAGGTATAGCCCAATATAACGGGTTTATATAAAGTATTTTAGATACATGTCTGGCAAACCAAATCATAAGAAATCCAGATATTCCAGTTCCCAACATATACCCCCAGAACAAATGGTCTATAAATTTAGTATCCTCTAATAAAACAGTTGTACCAACATCAAACCCCAGATAAACCCATAGAGCCATAAGATATGCATACATTTTATTGCCTGGTATCCCAAACATAATTGTAGGTAATAGTCCACCAATCTTGCCAGAATTATTAGCACCCTCTGAACCTATGATACCCTTAATATTACCATCACCAAACTTCTCCCCCCTAGATACACCAACCGTTGCTGAATAAGCAGCCCAATCTCCTATACCGCCACCAGTTGATGGCATCAACCCAGTTATCCAACCAATAATTCCACCCATAAGAGCTAACCACTTATGTTTCCATACAGATACTATTCCTTGCCAAGTCTGTTCGTTATGTGTCTTCTTGTCAATATAAACACACTCTGTTTTTTCTTTTAATACTTGAATAAGTTCTGGTAATGCAAATAATCCTACACCAAGAACTAAAAGACTTATGCCATCTTCAAGATATTCCCAACCAAGAGTATTTCTGACCGCACCCATTCCATCTGGTGCATAACCAATAGTTGCTAAAAAACAACCAACAGAAATAGCAGTCAAACTTCTCATTGTATGTTTAGTAGTTACAACAGAAATTAAAGCAAAAGAGGTAAATATCAAACCAACTATTTCTGGTGTTCCTATAACATCCCCTATTTCTTTGTAAAAAGGAAACAAGGCAAATCCTATTACACCAAAAAATAATCCATTTATAGTTGAACAAAATATTGCAGAGGATAGAGCATAAGATGCTTTCCCTTTTTTTGCAAGGGGAAACCCATCAACCATAGTAGCTGCTGCGCCACTTCCACCAGGAATACCTATAAGAACCCCCGCAAACGAATCTCCAATAGAACAAGATACTACCGTTGCAATACTGAATAAAACAAAGAGATATTCTGCACCAGCAACATCAAAAAATGCAATGATACTATAAAGAAGAATAACTGCTTTGCTTGGGCCTGCTGATGGAATTAACCCAATAAGACCCCCATACAAACAACCAAGTGTAAGCATGAGGGCCCATTGAATCCATACAGATTGTTGGAGTATTAGTTCCATTTAATTTAATTTTGGATTTATATTAGTATTTTCCTTAAAAGTTCTACGAATAATTTCCATATTCTTCAAACTTTTTTTATCTAAAGATTTCCAAACCCTATCATGAACTTCTTCAGTTGACTTACCAATTGTCCAAGGGTAGACTCCAAGTTTTTTATCTAAAATCTTTCTAGCACCCTTATCCCCAAGCATTTCTTTAAAAGAATTAACGAGGTCTAAGTAGTGTGGATTATTAGCATGAACTATAATATGTTTTCCAAATGCTGAACGAAACATTGCAGTTTGTCGGTAAACATTAAAATAATCACCAGAAGGCAATTTGTTCCATTTCTTATAATACACCTTATCAAAGAAAGTGTGTGGAGAATTTGGGTCAGCAATCATTCCCAATTTTCCATCAACAATTCCATGAGAAAACCACACTTTAGTTTTACCAGACTTCAATTCGTCTTTATAGGTCTTTCTCATATGTGCAAACCCATCTCTTGTTATTTGAATATCATTAGATAGATATGCTTTCCTACGTTGACCACTTCCCTTCCACCCATAAACAAGGCGGAGTTTTTCCTTTTGACATTGCAAGATTTCTGATAGCTCCATAGGACCACAAAGCATTATAACCATAGCCATTGCATCTACGATAGTTTCTCCACCACCACCAATATGAGTTGCTGGAATATCTGGAAGTTCAGTTTTTACAAAAACAAATGTTCCTTCAAGTTGACCAGCAATTGTAATATATTTTTTAGGATCATATCCTTTCCACCCACCAGAAGTTGTAATCCATTTTATTGCTCCCTTTGGTTGTAATAACACTGTAGGATTATCTTTGTAAGTTGTTGCAAATTCAACCATACCTCTCTTACCCCTTTGCTGTTTAATATATCGCAAAGATATAGTATGACCGTAATTTTTTAAAAACTTATTCCATTGTTTTGTTACTTGTTGTGCCCACTTTGCATGACCACCAGAGACAGACCCAGCAACAATATAATTAAAATTTTCTGAATGTGCAGTTGTTGTAAATGTTGTAAGTGATGCTGAAATCAATACAGCCATAATTAATCGTTTCATTTTCGTTTTCCTTATATAATAATAGATTTGTAAATATCGTCTGGCACTTTCTCATTTCTTCTCCAAGATCGCCCGTCTTCAAGAACTAGTTTTATAGCTTTTGGATTATTTCTCCTTCTCTCCCTAAACTCCAATGTATATTCCTCATCTGTGGAATCTGTTAATATATTAACAAAAGAGACTTCTTTTGTCTTATTCTTTCTATAATCCTCATCCTTTATATACTTGTTTATATAATCTTTAGCTGGTTGTTTATGTGTTTGCAAAGTTTTTTCATATTTTTTAGCATGATTGGTCATTGCCCATCTCTGGAAATCTTCAGTATTAAAGAAACTGAAAGTTGATTGACAATGGGGAGTTGTTGTATATGTAAATATTATACGGCTATCTATATCTTGCCAACTGAAACAAAATATAATCCACCATAATAAATCATATATAGTAACAATTTCTATAGGTGCAATATCTACCTGTGCAAATAGAATCTTAGCTAACTGCCGTTTTTGTTCTGCGAAATATGGAGCAGACCACGACGATACCGTGGGGCTAAACATTGATTGTTCCCATGCAAAAATGGTTTCCCAATCGTCAGCAAATTTGTCTATATGTCGGCTAATCCCACGGTAGGTATCGGCCCGGTGCTTTGGTAAAACATTTGGCTTGCCAAATACCTGATCTCCACACTCACCAGTCACTTTAATAATATTATCATTTTCAAACAAAGATTCATCTAACATTTCTTTAGCATGTAAAGGATCATTTCTATCCTTTACCATAGTCTCCCACATCAAAGGAAACTCTACAATAGAATCTTTAGTGTATCGTATATTTAAAACATCTGATTCAGACTTGGTTTCAAACAGTGCAACCAAAGCGCTACTACTGTCAATTCCACCACTCCAGAATAACTCTATGGGTTTTTCCAACCTCCATAAATCTGTTGCGGCATCCATACAACAATCCTCAAACGTCTTGCTGAATTTTCCAACAGAAGGAATCGGGTCATATATCATGTTAAACGGATTGAATAGGCCAGTTCTATCTACATGCATATATGCTGATGTCATCATTTTAACTGACATAATAATAGGATCAATTTTTTTATTTTCTAAAAAGGTATCTACATTAAAAATATCAGGTTGAAAATACTTAACCTTCATAATTTATCACCATAACTATTCTATTTTTCTTTTAGCATCTTCTGTAACTCAGCAGTACTACCAACGAATAATGCGTTAGTCACATTCTTCGGTGCGCTATTTGGCACCTCTTTTAATTTTCTCATTTTATCCTGTAAGTCACCAAGTTTTTCAGTGACCTCCGCAACCTGTTTAATAAGGTTTCCGGCGACTTCGTAGGCCCGTGGATGGTCCGATTCTTTGGCGAGTTCCAAAATGCCGTCCACTGCATTTGTTCCTCTTTCGACCAAATTGTAGAATTGTTGTCTTTGGAATTCATAATCTTTCTCAATATCATCATCATTAGTATCACCTATTGTTATAATTGGTTTAGATTCTAGTGGAACGTCATGGTAAGTTAATGGTGTTACAACACCTTCCACTACACCAAGTGCCTTATCGATAGAATTACTCATCTTTACCTGTTACTGGATTATAATTTTTTGCATCTGTAAAGAATGATGTCACTTCATTAAACCCAAAATCATCATCAGCGTCAGAACTAGATGGGTCTGGTGTAACAGTAAGTCTTTGTTCCCGTGTCGGCGCAGTATCCGGCATATCAGCATACTGATCAACCTGTACAGTCTTGATGACTTTAGTAGAGGTAATAGGACCATAGAGATAGAACTTGCATGTGAAATCTAAAGTATATATAAGTGCGCGTCTTGTTGTGAAATCTCCTTGATAATCATCCTCATAAGAAATACTGTTTAGTATGACAGGAACATCTTTTTTAACGTCCATATCAGGATTATCATTCATCGTAATTGTGTAATCTGGTTGAAAGTATGGTAGAATCTGTTCAACAATCTGTAAGCAATCATCAGACTGTTTTGCAAGAACATACAGCTGAAAACCAATGTTATATGGGACAGGCATATACTGAGTGTCAAGTTGAGATGATTTATCACCTTTAACCTTCTTAAACTTCTGAACACGATTCAACTTTCGTGTGGGGTCATAAGTGAGACCACTAATCTCAAAACCAATACGCGGCAACGTAACCGCTGCGGCTTTAGTAAGGTCTGCATCATCGTTCAGACGAACAAGATATTTTTGCCTAGGGCCATATGCCAGAGGAACCTTCATAGTCTGCTGAATTACTCCAGCGTTGTCCTTACGAACTAACTGAATATTATTAAAAACTGTTCCAAAACCCACAACTATGTTGCGGATAGTTTCATGGTAGAATTGGGTTCCTAACATAATATCATCTCCATTTTCATTTTATAAACTGTTAGATCAAACATTAATTTGCACTCCCTGCATCACCAAATGGATTCGATTCACTGAAGTCTAGTACCGTATCATCCAAGGTTTCAAACAACTCATTTTGAGCTGTCTTATCTGTGTCCATATCACCTATTATATAGTCTTCTTGTATAAGGAACTCATCACCGCCGGTTTCAAGTAGAATATTCTCACCACCAAGTGTGGTTTCATCTTCACCGATAATGTTATCACTATCTGTCTCATCTAACAGTAGGCCACTTTCACTAATATCATGATTAATCCTGATCTCTTGATTAATAGTTGTTCCCGTTGCTTGTTCAAGAGTTAATTGATGATCAGAACTTGCAACCGACAACGAAGATTCAATCGCATCAATCGCAGCGATACCAGTATCAAGTGCCTCTGAACCATAATCGAACAACCGGCAGCGCATCTTATAAACTGGGTTGTTATCTAACTGATGGAAAGGATCATCGTGATCCACAAAGTTAATCTCAAATAGTTTCTTGAGGGTTGGATGATAAATTGCATCACCCTCTAGTGGCCTGTCAGCATCAGTCGCATCAGTCTCATTAACAATATAAAATATCTCACCCTCTAGTTTAGATGTTGAGAATGAACCAGATTCCAATTGAATAGAACCAGATGATGTTGAATCTGTTCCTGTTTCTATCTGTAATTGTTTTGTCTTCTCTTGGAACCGTGTTTTGCTTACAACGAAGGTTGCTTCACTAAGGTTCTGCAAACCAAACTGTGACATCAGTTCTTGTTCTCCAGCATATCCGCCACCAGAATCTTCCATATACATTTCGATAAGGGATTGGGTGTTAAACTTGGATAGAGAATCCTCACCAAGCACTGTGTCTTCTGCAACAAGTGTGCGGTCAAGATAATATACATCATGCCCATGAATCTGAATTGCCTCTGTAACCAAATCAGCGTATAATGACTGTTCAGCTGAAATGGCAGAAGCGCCACTTGTATGAAAATGTTTATTGACAGCCATGAATTATCCCACCATATAATTTACTGGTAACTCAAACGTGAGTGTAATT